TGTGTATGTTATACCATCATAAAGTATAATCGTTTTCATATCTTCCATAAATTTCTCCAATACCATATCCAATACCAACCCGTTTATTATAAATATGGTAATGGTGAAAAATTATTCAAGTTCAATCAAAAAATATTCATCTGTAAGTTCGCCGGATGGTATCCACTTTGCATACTGATGAATATTGTTTTCATCTACTTTATCCACATCGGAAATATGAACAACATAGAATTCATGGTTTGACGTGGATTCTATACCGTTTACAATAACAATCTCCTCATCTTTATCATACTCAAACTTATTTACTACCTCATGGATTTCACCGGTGTGTGTATAAACCAAATCACCAATTTGAACATCAATAATTCGTTTCAATCCGTTTGTTGTTTTTACCAACATATTAGCTGTAAAACAACCATTACCGATACCAACACGAATTGCGTCAGCTCCCCATTCTGCCAAGTTTTGTGCACCTTCATATGTAGAAACATTACCAGCAATCACATCAACATATTCAGGAAGATTTTCTTTACACCACTTGATTGCATCACGAACTTGTTTTGTGTTACCGTGAGCAACATCAATAAGAAGAACAATAGCACCTGCGTTCACAAGTTCTTGTGCACGTTCTTGATAATCACCAGTTGCACCAATAGCAGCAGCAACTAATTTCTCTTGTTCTTTTATCTTACGGACTTGGTTTGCCTGTTCTCCAATCTTCATAAAACGATGGATGATACCAACACCACCATGTGATGCCATCGCAAGACACATCTTTGAATCTGAAACGGTGTCCATCGGTGAAGAAACGAGTGGTGTTCCAATAACATATCTCTTTGTGAATCTCGACCTCAAGTCACATTGACTACGAGATTCTATTTCACTGTAAATCGGAGTAATTTGTATATCATCAAATGTATATGCGTACTTCATTATTGAACCCTGTTCTTTATTGGACATAAATCATCTCTATCTTTGAATTCACACCACCGGCAATTTTTAGATTTTTCACCTTGAGTTGCCGGATATATGATGTCTGTTCTCTTGTTACCTTCGGAATCAAATGCAGTTTCAACGAATGTTTGGATTTCTTTTAGGATTTGAGTTTGTGAAACCTTACCATGTGAAGGAGCAAAACGTTGAACACGTTTCTTCATAACGGCATATTCTGCATCTTCATTGATTTTACGTTTCAGAATAAGATACTCAATCTCAATATCGTCGGGATGAATATCATACTGTTTGGCATAAAAGGTCTTGTATAGAACAAGTTGTGAAGTCTTTACTTTATCTGCCTTTGTGTATTTGTTCCAACCACTCGTTGATGTTTTGAAATCATAGATATGAATCTTACCTGTTCTTATATCTCGCATCACCAAGTCAAGGAAACCAACGAGTCGGACATTTGGATTTGATTCAACCGGAATAATGTTGATTGGCTTTTCGATACCAACAAGTTCCCAACCCTTCTTCATAAAGAACTCTTCACGGTGCGCCTTGAACCATCGGATGATTTCAATACCATCGATAAGGTGTTCTTGCATTTCATCACGATGTGAAAAGTGTTTGTCATTGTTTTCAGACAAGAGTTTCTTATACTCTACCCCCATCTTTTCTTTTAGTAGGTCTTCGAGTGGAAGTGCATTCGCCTCTTCAATGGTAGAACGATACATCATCTCTACATACATCTGAAGAACTTCGTGCATAGCAGTTCCAAACACGAGAGCGATTGATGGGGAAGGAACGGAAACCTTATCAATGTAATTCAGTTTCCAACGATGAGGACATCCTTTCCACATTTGATACTGTGAAAAGGAAATTTTAGACGTTGACATACTTCTTCACTTTCAGTGGAGTGAAAATATTTACGATTGGCAAACCACCTTTATCGTAAAATACTCCTAAGTAATTTTGTGAAGCGGCCTTAAACATCGCATCCCAATCAGTATAACCACCACCAAGAAGAGCATGGACAACGTTATATGCCTTCTTATCGGTTTTTTGTAGTTGTTCCTTGTCCTTCTTGTATTCTTCTAACGCGGCCTGAATATACAAAATTTTACTTCCATCAACACTCGTAGTATAAAGTTCACGGGAACTAGACTTTATCTGGTGTTCGACCTTTGATAAATCGGTATAGTAAAAAACCCGTGGAAAGTCTGACAACTTGTACTCATTTCCTGAGTAAGTTGAACGTCTCGATGTTGTTTCTTTTGGGTCCAATATAGTCTCATTACCCATGTCTGTTTTAGTGAAATGATAAAGATTAACAGTTCCACTTAAAGTAGTTGATTCATTCAGTTTCTTTTTCATACATTTTCCCATTCAAAATACTTTGTACCACCGGCGGCTTCATATGGATTCACCCCGAAGTGCCCACGTAAAGCAGTCTGACTGTAAATAGGTGACTTCAATCCCAATCGAGAAATGATCCCACTCGGTGTCAGGTCTCCACGAGTAAGTGTACCCAATCCAAACTCTTTTCCGGTTGTTGGGTCATAGATTCTATATGATACAGGATACTTCTCACCAATTGCATATGCGAGTTGAACCTTCACTTTGTTTGAGTCTTCATTTTCTTTCAACGTCCTAAGTGCAATATGACGTGCCATGTAAGCGGCAGAACGGTCAACCTTACTTGGGTCTTTTCCTGAGAAGGCACCACCACCGATTTCACAGTCTGCACCATATTGGTCAACTACAATCTTTCTTCCTGTCAAACCACAATCCGAGATAGGTCCACCGATGTTCCAAGTTCCTGCTGGATTGATGTGCCACTTCGTCTTTTCAGTAAAGAGTGATTGTAAGTTCTCGTCAAGATTGCGCATTACACCAAGTCTAATTTCGTAGTGGAACATCTCACGTAGTGACGTTAGTGTATATGATTCGTCGTGACACATAGAAAGAACAACGTTATCAATGTGTTTTGCAATACCATCTTCATAGTAGATGGAGACTTGACTCTTCATGTCTGGTCTTAGTTTTAGTTCGTGTCTACGTGTAAACGACTCTTGTACAAATTGCCTTGCCAAGTAAATTGGAATAGGCATGAAAGTTGGAGTTTCTCTTGTTGCATAACCGAACATGATGCCTTGGTCACCGGCAGTAAGTTCATCACCAACTACAACGGCATTGTGTATCTCTGGTGATTGTTGAGAAATGTTTAGGTGGATGTTTACTTTGTTACTATTGAAGTATGATATATTACTATCATACCCTGTTTGTTGAATGGCAAAAATAGCGGCATCACGAATATCCCTATCACTCAAGTTTGCAGTTGATGAAATTTCACCACAGACGTAAACGTCTAAGTTCTTTACCATCACTTCACAGGCAACCTTTGCATCAGGGTCTCTCTTTAGATATTCATCTAGAATTGCATCTGAAATACAATCGGCAATCTTATCAGGATGACCGGGTGAAACAGATTCAGAAGTCCAAATATATGATGACATTACTTACCCCACTTTCCATTTTGGACGAGTTGTGCAATTATACCGTAAACTGAAATATCTTTGAATGTATCTTCGAGTGACTCACCAACCGCATCCTGTGAGCCAAACATAATCATTTGCTTGTACCGATTAATTTTATCATTCAGACGAAAGAACAAACCTTGAAGTGACAACCTTCTATCTTGTTCTCGTTCGAGAGTTGTTCCCAACGAGATATTATCTGGTCCGTAATTCTTTTGTTTACGGCAGAATAAAACGTATTGGTCTCTTTGAATTCTCTTAAACTCATCAGTCATTCCTGGATATTTTTCTTCCATCTCACGAACGATTGGGTCTTCTTGTCTACCCAAGTCAATTTCTTTTATTGCCATCTTGTTCCTCATTGTAATGTCTTAATTTGTTTCTTGAATTTTTCTACATCTTCTTTCTTAGTACCGTAACATTCCAAAACAGAAATAAGTTCGTTTGGATTTATTCTTACAAGGTCTGTAATATACTCAAAAATTACTTTCTTACCAAGCTGATAATGTTGGCAGAACAAATCCACAAACTGAGAATCAATCTCTATCTTCTTCTTTTTCTTTGTGTACTTCAGATAGAATGTTGTCTTTGGTAGAATATCATGAAGTAATTTGTAGTAATCTTTGGAGGTGAGGATGCCGTTACTATACTTTTGAAAGTCGTTCACGGCATCCGTTAATTCCATCTCCATAGAAAACCAACGTGTGATAATAAAATTATTCCACACCTTTTGGTCTTCTTCAGTAAGGGTTTCCCATTTAATTTTATCTTTGGTCACACCCTTTATCAAATCGAACAGGGTCTTAGCCATTCTGACCAAATCCCGTTGGTAAAAATTCAGGATTGATATTTCCACACTCAAGACAGGCATACGTTTCAAGTGGAACGATTGCTTCCTTTCCTGTTGGAGACATCAGAGCAGAAATCTTCTTGAAGAAGGTTACTGAATGAAAGAAATGTCCACCACACTTATCACAAGTAATATCTTGTGCATCATTGAGATTTACATTCACACGTTGTGGTTGTGGTGTTTGTTCTCCACCACTCAAGTCAAATACGTTACTCATTTTCTTTTCCTTTCTCTTCTATTAGTTTTTTGGTTTTGTCATATATTTCATATAAAATTTCTTTCGGGAAATCGGCAGTATCTATTTCATCTGTTGATGATATATTCGAAATCCTATAATGGTTATCTGATATAGTTATCATGATTTGCATATTACTTCCGTTGGTCAATTTCCATAATTAGTTGGATGAACATTGCCATTGCATTAATTTCATGGTCTACTACCATTGCATCTTTGTATTGTGATTCCGCGATAATAAGAATCGCAGTTGATACAAAC